AAACGAAATCACACTAACAATGACTAAGAAGCAATTGAAATCTATTGTATCATTGATGGGTATCGCATTAGACACCGATTGTAAACCAATCAATAGTATGAGCGATAAACAAATAGAAAACTTAATGATACTACGTGATGTATTACAGATGATGTATATCACACCTAAGAAGGGTACTGCTGAATGGGATTTTATGTACGACTCGGATGTAAGAGCTCACTCGTAATTAATAAACAATAAAAATAAATAATAACACAATGAGTAAAAGAGAACTAACAAACGAACAGGAAGCAATAAGTCAATTGTATTCAGTATTAGTAGCAATAGTACATAGTGACAGGACACCTAAACATACTGCCGAAGCAACGATACAAACACTTGAAAAATTATTCAATGACGAAAATGGTCCCTTTCAAGCGAGTGACACAATGATGGGCATGACTATGGCAATGGGTGAGGCAATGAATGATATAGTAAAGCAACGTAATAAACAAATAGAGCGGGTAGCTGAGGGCAATAACATATTAACACAATACGGGCTTAACTAATAGGACCGGTAACAAAAATAAATTCTTTAAAACAAAATAACAAACATATGAGTAAGAAAGTAACAATGAAAGCAAAGAAAGTAGTAACTAAGAAAGGAGCAAAGACAATAGTAAGCCCTAAGTTAATAGCAAAGAAGGTAGCAGCGGCACGTAAGGTAGTAGCTAAGAAACAAACAAAGGCGGTAGCTAAAAGAATAATAGCTAAGAAAGTGACAAAAAAGGAAGCAATAAAGCAAAAGTATCAGAAGCTATATAAGATAGTATCAGCGTATAGCGAGAATCTAATGCAAGACGTATATAGTGTAGTATATAGAACAAAGGAACTAAAGAGATTTATTAATACGAACCTAGCTAATAAGTACATAGAGCAAGAAGTATTACTAAGAATGAATGAACACGCTATAACAACTGCAAAAAAGAGCAGAGCTGTAAGTAAAGAATTAGCGAGTGAATTTGAATAGAAATTTTGTTGGTTAGTTTTTCATAGTGATGACCGGGTAGAGAAATCTATCCGGTTTTTTCATGCCTAAAATTTTTTATCAACCGAGTGTGCATAAGTAAAGCAATAGCTTGACCGGATCCGGGTTTAGTAAAGTGATAGCTTGACTTCTCCATTTCTTGTAATCCGACATATTATTTTTTTTTTATATGTGAGCCTTATACACAAATATTGTAAGGTTAAATTTTTCACGTATAGGAAAATGATATACTTATTAGGGTAGACCCTATTACATAGGTATTACAATAAAGAATATAATTTAATGATACAAAAATATAGTTTCAATACATACCTATCTGAATTCGTCGTAGTAGCTTTACTCAAACACGCCTCCCGTTTCTTATCCGAATGTAGTGGTAATAATGTACAAAAAATAGATATAGGCGGATTTAGTAAAACGGGTAAAGAAAAATTGATGGCTTCTTTATTCGATAATATAGAGATTCCTATACAAATATCTAATTTCCAAATAGGTAAAGCACAAAAAAAATTAAAAACAAAAACTTTCTTTGTATATAGAGACCCCTTTGAAGCCTTTTGTTCATCCATATCTCAGGCAGCTATGATTAATGGTAAGGATGGTAAACCACTTTGGGATGGTAATAAATCTAATGTAAATCCTTTAATAGCCGGTAGTGGACACTTTTGTTTTCATATATGGAGGGATGTATTATCTATGGTCAATGAAACCGGATGTGAGGATATTCTCTTTATAGAATTAAAAGATTTAAGTGATTTTTTGGTATTAGAGACATTACAACACTTTGAACATAATAAAAAAAGAAACGAAGAAAGTAATATAGTCGGATTAATGGAAAAGGGAATACAAAGTAAAGAAGAATTGATAGAGGTATGTAAGGTAGGTAATCCTATATTATGGGAAAAGTATGTAGAGCAAATTAATTTAGATAGGATTGCGTTAGATACCTTATTAGAAAAATACAAATGGAGTAATCCTATAATCCCTTTAGTTATTATAAGTGACATCCCATCCCCTACTACTAAAAGAAAGGTTAAAAAATATAATATAAATGAATGACGGATATTAAACAATACAACTTTGATACATTCACTATTATAGCTCCATCCAAACATGCAACGAGGTGGTTATCAAATGTTTCAAATACACATATATACTTAACACATACAACGGATATTAAACGTGTACATTGGAAAAGAGAATTAGGTGAAAAAATTTCAAATATAGTTAATAAGGTATATTTTGTATATAGAGACCCATTAGATTGTTTTAAATCAGCCATTTGTACATTTGTGAATAGTAATACAACAATATGGAAAGGTGATATGGATAAGTTAGATATTGTAATGGAGTATACTAATCATTTTGAACCTTACTATTATGAAACGTTATATAATGTATTAGAAAGTATTAATCGAAGTGACATTGAATTTGTTTCTTTAAATAATTTAAAAGAATTAGTAGATAATAAATTAAATAAAGAGACTAATTTTAAAAAAGAAAATTATAGTTTTCCTACTACACTTATACATAGAGAGATATTAGGTAGTGTAGATACGGGTATTGATATAGTATCGGAGTGTGAATTAAGGCAACCATTACTATGGAAACAATATATGGATATGATAGAAATAGATAGAAAGTATTTAGAATTATTACTTTTAAAATATTCCTTATAATAATTTGGGTATTCAGTTTCTTTTCCTTATCTTTATATAGTAACATAAAAATACTATAATGATATACTCAAACACACCCAATCCTCCAGCTAAGTTTACCGCCACTATGTATGGTAAGACTGTAACTATTGAATTAGACCACTCCGATTTTGATTTAAGTGAATTAATGGAAATTTTTAAAGGTCTCACCATTGCTTCCGGCTTTGAAATGAGTTCTTGGAATGATGTAATCAAATCCCTTTCCGCCGATATTCACGACACCGAAACCGAAGACCTAAAGGAAAAATTGAATGAGTGGAAGGATGAAGCGGATGATAATGAATGGAAGGACCTACGACATAATACCACTAACGACGGATTAGATGAATGGAAACAAAAAAATGGATTTGGTAGTCCGACCGGAGATAGTGATGTGAGAAAACGTTATAATAAGGATAGTGAAGGTTATGAAAGTTTGGATGAATTAGATGAGGAGTTCTTTGGTAAAACCGAAGACTATGAAGGTCAATTTAAAGATTGGGAAAACGAAACACCAATAGAAGATGATGAAGAAGCGGCTAATAGAAGAATGGATATCATTGGTCAAAATGGTAACGAAGGTACACATTATTCTTTTGATTGGGATGATACAATTAAAAAGTATGAATACGAATCGAATACAATCCTTAATAGTATCAACGATTCCATTACACTTATCAAAGACCGAATGGTAGATATTGATTTAAAAATGGATAACATCGATGAGCAATTAGGAATCTTAAACGCCGATGTAGCTAATATAGAGTTAGGTATTGCATTTCCACCACCAAACGAACATATCTTAAAAGCTAAAGGGTTATATGATAGGACGGTTAAGGTAAGTGAAAGAGATAAAGAATGGCGTAAGGATGTAGTAGATATGGAAACGGGTGAGGTATCTAATGATGGTGGGTTCGATGGAAAGAAATTAAATAAAAGTGTAGTAAAGAAGGGAAAGATTAAAGACCTAAAAAAATAATATATACAAAGATACATTTACAAAAAGTTTAAAAACGACTACTCTCACCCCCAACCCCCTCTCTCAATCCTATGTTCGGAAATTCAATACCAATCCCACCACCAATGAGTTCAAATCCTAATATTGTTACTAACCCTAAACCTATATTTGTTATGAGGTTAAGTAGTTTATTAGATGATTATGAATTCAGTAAAACAAAAGATGAAATATATAAATCGGGTATGGCAAATGAGTATCACGTTATTGTTGTTAAGAATGCCGGCGTAGAAGTTAAATTTGAAATGTATAACGCAGATAAGATAGATAGACAAGAATTTAATACAATCATTAATAAAATAAAATAAAAATGGCAAAGAAAAAAGAATTAGAACAATTAGAGTTATTTCCTAATGAAGAAACACAGGTACAAGAACCACAACCAACCTCTCCATCTATTAACTGGTATGAGTTTGATTGGGATAATAAAATTAATACAATAGATGATTTAAAAGTTATCTTTAGTAGTTTAAGAATGACAGTATCGGAAAAGGCAGAGGAGTTCAATACACTTAAGAAATACCTTAAAGATGATGTAGCTTATACAACGAATTAATTATTTCCATATATTTATTTCTAAACAAAGGAATAACAATTTATGGCAAAGAAAGGTTCATTAACAGCATCTAAGGTTTCATTCGGTTCTCGTAAAAGAGGTTCAGCAAAGAAATCTTATAACAAACACTCACCCCGTCCAAAAGATTATCGCGGACAAGGAAGATAACAATGTTTAGTAGAGAAATAGTAAATGATTATGGTAGTTATTCAATAAAGAATAAATCAACTGCACTTTTAAAGGGTGTGTTTGACAAAAACTTTATTGAATTACCGACCATAGACCCTAATACTATTACCTATAAAGTGTTTGATTCTAATAATATTAATTTTACTATAAGTGTAGGTAATTCAATTTACATACCATCTCATATCTTTTCTGCATTAAAGAAAGCGTATGATGAAGGTAATCCATATTATACTATTAAAGATATAATTTCAGTCCAATTGGATATATCTAGAGCATTAGCATATAATAAAAATAAGTTTGCATCTGATGTAGAAACAAATACTATTTCTTATAGTGGTAGCATTGTTACCGCCGCCAATCCATCGGGTTCAGTTAGTGGTTCAGTATCAACAATTCAAGTCAATTCAGTTAGTAAAGCGGGGGTGGGCAGTAGATTTACTCAAGCGGGTGTACAAAGTGTAGAATATCAATTTTACATTAATAATGATGCAACGATTTTAAATGATGAAGCGATTATAAATCAAATTAGATTTCTATTTGAAGATACTGCTACAAGAGTTACGGGAATTTCAAAAATCCAAACTTATCAAAACAAAGATGGTAGTGTAATAGTAGAAAATTTACCAGCATCAACAGATGTAGTAAAGCCGGTAACAACTAGAGTTACGAGTATGGATGATTATTTAAAAGATGTAGTTCGTACAAATTAAATAGTTATATATGGATATTAACAAATTATTAAAAATTACCAATATGTACGCAAAAACCAATTGGAGAAAATATTTTGATGAAGATGCATCTCCAGCAGTTTCAAACTATATTACTATGAATGGTGATAAGTTATACCCTTGGATTTTACAAATATTAAAAGGTGCAATTGAAGAAAATTTAGAAGAAGTTGCAATTATTAAGTTCACCGATAGTAAAATGTTTGCTACAATAGATAAGAGTGAATATAAGGACCTTCTAAATAAAATGATGGATTACTTTGTATCTAAAGAACAATACGAACAATGTGGTGCAATAAGGGATTTAATCGTATCTATTGATAATCCACCATTACCAAAACCAAAAAGAAAATATACAAAAAGAACTACTAAATTATAAAATTAGTATATTTATAAGAAATAAAGAAAAAATATGAAAGCAGTATTATTAGGCACGGATTATATTAAAACAAATGCCGGTGATTTTAAAATTATTGAAACAAATACCAATATTGCAGTTGCAACTGATGATGTATCTAAATTAGATTGGCATTCCTTAAAAACATTTATACAATCTAATAATTTTACAAATGTACATTTAATTGCAAATAGGACTACAACCAATTTTAATGTAGTATTTCAAAATATGGTTCAAACAGAATTGGGATTAAATTATATTTTTAATGAAACTAGTACCGATTCAATAACCGTTCCATATATTGAAGATAGTGTAGACACTTTTATACTAAGATTATCATACGATACAACGGCAATTATAGATGATGAATATTGTAAAGATATGTATTCATTTTTAAGAGCAATTAAAGATTTAGAATATACCCCAAAAACTTATATTCCTAATATACATGACGATTTTTCAGAACTAAGTGAATTAAATTATACGGATGATATTCCAAATTTTATAGTAAAAAGTAGACTTCCAAATTATGATAAAAATACATTACCTAAATTATACAAAGTAACCTCATTAACACAATTAAATGAACTTAAAGGTACAATAGATACGGATAATCAGTTTTTGCAAGAGTTCGTAAATTGTGTAACAATAAATAATAAATCAAATATTATAAGAGGTATTGATATTATATATGGTAGTAATTTAGATACTATTTCAATGGGTGGTTTTAAAGTTTTACATAATATTTCTGAAAATGTTTGGACAAATACATATGATGAAACCGGATTATTAGCTAAAAAAGATAGAGCAAAATATATTACATACTTTAGAACAAATGATGGTAGATTTGATTACATTTTTGATGTAGACCAAGAGGTATTAATGGCAGATGGTTCTACTAAACCATTTGCAGAACTTACTGAAAATGATGTAGTTAAATCAATATCAGTATCGCAGTTACCATTAGATGAAACGACGTATAATTTAGATACTTGGACAGGGTCACATACCGACTTTATAGCGGATTTTGCACCAAGTGAAACCATTGTTGTAGTTAAGAGTACATCAACATTATTTAGTGATATTTTTATTAAAATTACATTAGATGATGGAGCAAGTTTTGATGATTTACCAAGAACGCAATTATTAGTGAAAGAATCGGCTACAGATGTAATTAGATTTAAAACGGTAAACAATTTACAAATCGGAGATGTATTAGAATTATATAGTACCGAAACTGAAACAATTATAAATAAAACAATTACTGGTTTAGAAATTATATTTAAAGAAAATCAAATTGTCGGTTCTATGGACACCGAACCCATTGACTTATTCTTACCTTTAGTGGCAAACACATATGCAATTATACAACACAATGCGTGCTTACAACCATTTTGCAATATAGGTGTTCCACAATGTTATATATACCCTAAATGTAATACCTGCTCACCCGGTCAATGTGGAAAAGCTTAAAAATTTAAAATTATGAATGAAATAATAAAAAATGAAATTGTAGAACTTACTACATCTGAAAAGGCGGAGATTAAAACCGTATTTGAATCTATTATAGCTGCAATTAAAACTGATATAGCAAATTCATAATTAATTATTTGGTATATCCAATTATTTTTATTATATTTGTTATATGGAATTAGATTTTAAAAAGATATCAAAAGCGTGGTTCGATTCCTATTTTGGAACTATTGAACAAAAAGAACTCGCTACTCAACGCTCTTTAATATGTGAAGAGTGTCCATCTCGTAAAGTAATTACGGAAAAATTAAGTTTAGCCACAATCTGTGGTGAATGTGGGTGTCCAATTAGTAAGAAAGTTTTTTCTGCAACATACAATGATTGTCCATTGAAAAAATGGAAAGAAATAGACGATAATTCAAAACTTTATATACCAAAAGACAAAAAAACTTTAATATAATGAATGGTGGATTTAAAGATATTTTACAAGTTAAAAATTTTTTAACTAAAGAAGAATGCAATTTTTTATTGGAAAAATATAAAAATGAATTAAATTTATTAAAGGCTACTGTCGGTAAGGATGTGGTTGTTTTAAATAAAAGAAAGTCATCCGTTGGTTTTATTGATAAGATAGACGAACTTGATGAAAAATTAATTAACATATTAAAAAAATCAATCTTAGTAAAAGGATTTGAAGTGACGAAATTGGGTAAATATCAATTTACAGAATACAAAGAAGGTGATTTTTATGAATGGCATACCGATGGAGATGAAACTCTATACTCAGATAGATATTGCTCAATTGTGATACAATTGAATGATGAATATAAAAATGGTGAATTAGAAATGATAACGTCAAATAATGAGTTATTAGTTATTGAAAAGGGTATTGGTAATTTAGCTATTTTTTTATCAAGTAAAAAACATAGAGTAACCCCCGTAACAAACGGAGTAAGATATACACTGGTAAATTGGGTAGGTGTAAAAAAGATTGAAAACTTTAAAAAAACTATGTTATAATGGATAATGTTTTTCAAATAGAAAATTTTTTAACTAACGAAGAGTGTGATAGAGTAATAAAATTAGGAACTGATATTGGTTTAAAAGATGCCACAACAGTATATAGAACAGATAATTTTAATAACAAATCTTTAGATACTTCTTTTAATAAAAGAAAAATTTCATATATCGTAGACTCTAATTTAGAGTTAACAATAGATATTACCAATAAAATTTTATCAGCTTTAAACGATATAAAATATTTTAATAATGTAACGTATAATGATATTTTATCATATTCATTTAACAAATATACGGAAGGTGATTTTTTAAATTGGCACCATGATGAACATGAAATAACACAGGGTGCCACCACAACATTAGTAATCGAATTAAGTGATGACTTTGAAGGCGGTGAATTTTGTTGTATGGTAAATGATGTTGAAAAAAAATTAAAAAAAGGAAAGGGTACGATGTATATTTTCCCATCCACCACAAAACATAGAGTTACTAAAATTACAAAAGGTATTAGATATTCATTTAACGCATGGCCAAGAGCAGTAAAAAATAAAACTTTAATTTAATTATGAAAGTCAACACACAATACAACTTTTTAAATGAGACAGAAATAAGTTTCTTAAAATCATTATGTGAAAATTTCGTTAGAAGTACAGACACAGGTAATCTAAATGTTGACAATAGAATGGTTGTATTTGAGGAGGGTAATTTAGATTCATATAAAAAAAAGATAATTAATTATTTAAACACCAACGAAACTTCTAAATATGAAAGAATGGGAGAAATGTGGATAACAAAAGTTACTGAGGATAGCTCTTATGGAACGGATGATGAATCATTTCATTTAGATTTTGCTGACATGACATTTGTTTCATATTTTGATGATAAGTTTATAGGTGGTGTTTTAGAATATATTGATAATAACAATACTATATGCAAAATTGTACCTGAAATTGGATTGAATGTTGTAATGAAAGATAAAACCCACCATAGAGTCACAAATGTAATAGAGGGTGTACGATATTCATTAACTTCATTTTTCAATGTAGTTGAAAAAAATAAAAAAACATTACTATGATTGAAACATATTATGACGCATTAAATCAAGAAGAATTAAATTTTCTAAACAATGAGTGTAATTCATTTATTTCGGACGAAGAACCAAGCGGTTTTGATATAAGAGAAAAGAAAAAAAACTATTATTTTAGAAAATTTATACCAGAAAATAAAATGTTTTGCTTTTATGATAAGATATTAAGTAAGTTACATGATAAGAGAAATATCAAGTATCATATTAATGGAATTTGGATAAATAAAATAAATTCAGATTCAAATAAAAATGATAAATACCATCAGGATATTTCTGACTTAACTATTATTATTTTTTTAAATGATTCGTTTACCGGCGGTGAATTTGAATATTTTGATGAAGACAAGAAGAAAATAAAAATAATACCTAAAAAAAATAAAGCCCTCGTAATGGACAATAAATTAGTTCATAGAATTTTACCGGTAACTTACGGAGATAGATTTACATTGGTTTGTTTTTTTGAATTTGATAAAAAAGAAATTAAAAGTTTAATATAGTGTTAGTAGACAACATTTACATTTTTGAAAATATTATTGATGAAAGTAGTCAAAATACTTTATTAGAATACATGAAATCAAAATATACTGAATGGTATTTTGTTGAAGACGTATCAAAAGTCGGAATACACAATTTACAGTTTAATGGTTGGTCTAGACATGTAACAATTCAAGAACCCATTGAAAATGATATATTTGACATTATAAAAAAAATTGAAAAAAATGCTATAGATAAATGTAATTTAAAATTTATAAAAAATTACAGATATAAATTAAATTGTCTAGAACCACTTGAAAAGAAGCCAACATTGGAAGAGTTGTATTCAAATACGCATGTTGATGATGATATAGAACATGTTGTATTAATATATTACACTAACGATACGGACGGAGATACCATACTTTTTGACAAGAATAATCAAATATTGAAATCAATATCTCCAAAAAAAGGAAAAATGGTTTTATTTGACGGAAATGTCAGTCATTGTCCTTCTTGGCCAACAAAAGAAAATAGGTATGTTTTGAATTATAACATAGTCGTAAAATCAAAAGAAAAAAAATTTATTTAATGGATGATTTATTATATACTGATTCAAATTTATATGTAAAATATATTGATGATATTAAAGGGTGGGGTGTTTTTGCAAAGGATAAAATTGAGATGGGAAAAGTTATTGAAAGGATAAATTCTATACCTGTTAATATAGCGATGAAAGATTTTTATGATTATTTTTTTGATTTTAATGGAACAGATACATTAGTGCCACTGGGGTATGGTTGTATATATAATCATAATGAGCAACCCAATATTAATTGGAAAGTGGTAGATACAAAACGGTTTATAATTGAATTTTATACATTAAGAGAAATTGAAATTGATGAAGAACTCTGTCACAATTATGGCGGAAATTATTGGACTAACAAAAATAAAAAAATAATATAATGATTGAAATAATTAATGGTTTATTAAGTAAGGTTGAATTAGATTTCTTAAAAACTGAGTGTATTAATTTTAAAGAAGAATTGTTTCAAATTTATTCCGTTCAAAATAAAAAACATCTAACACAAAGCTCATTAGATAATTATATTTCAAATGTAAATAAGTATATCAAAAAAATCGATGCCAACTTTATATTAGACGATATATGGATTAATAAAATAATAGAAAATTCAAACTTAGATGAAAAATTTCATTATGACGATGCCGATTTTTCAATTGTAACTTATATTAATAGAGATTATATTGGAGGTGATTTGGAATGGATTAATAAATCTGGAAAAATAGAGAAAATTGTACCAATTGAAAATTTATCAATTTTAATACCAAAAAATATTTATCATAAAGTAACACCTGTAACCGAAGGGATTAGATTTTCTATGGCTTTATTTTTTAAATATGACACAAAAACGAAAAAAAAACTATTATAAATGATTATTACGATATTAGCAGAACCAAAAAGTGGTTCAACATTAGACAGAATTGTTATGGCGGGGAATGTGGGGTTTGATTTTATTAAAAACCAAAAATCAATAATATAAATGAATATTGATTTAAAAAATTATATTTGTGGTGTTCCATTTAATTCATTAGAAATACATAATAATGTGTGCTTTGTTTGTTGCCCATCTTGGTTACCCAATAAAGTAGAACTTGGTGAAATCCCATTAAAAGATGTTTACAATAGTGAACCAATTATTGATATTAGAAATTCTATATTAGATGGTTCATTTAAGTATTGTAGTAAAGAACTTTGTCCTTATTTAAGTAAATTAGTAAACTATGGTGTGGCATCTGGCCCAGTTACACTAAAATCAAATTCAAATATTAATAGTCCGATTGTAAAAAATAATACACCTAATTATTTGGTAATGAATTTTGATAGAACTTGTAATTACAAATGTCCATCATGTAGAGTTGATTTAATTGTTGAAAATAGTGAAGGTATAAAGCGAGTTGAAAAAACGATTGAAGATATTGATAACTATTATTCAAAACATGTAAAAACTTTATATATTACAGGTTCAGGCGACCCATTTGTTTCCGTTGGATTTAGAAATTATTTAAGAAATTTTAATCCTAAAAAATATCCAAACTTAAAATCCATTCATTTTCATACCAACGCAAGTATGTGGAATAAAGAAATGTGGGATAGTATGCCAAACGTACACAAATACGTTCATACTTGTGAAATTAGTATAGATGCTGGTACTAAAGATACATATGAAAATAAAACAAGATTAGGAGGTAATTGGGAAAGTTTATTAAATAATTTAAAATTTATTAATACGATACCAACATTAACATCAATAAAAACATCGTTTGTAGTACAAGATACAAATTATACCGAAATGGAAATATTTTATAATTTAATGTATTCCATTTTTGGTAAACGAGTAAATGTATTTTTTGGTAAAATAACTAATTGGGGAACGTTTTCAGAGGGTGAATTTAAAATAAAACAGGTATGGGATACGGAACATCCAGAACATCAGTTGTTTAAAAAAGAATTTAATAAAGTATGGAAAAACACAAATCTATTTCATAATCTATATGAATTCATTGATTCCACAAATAAAACTTTAATATAATGAAGGTTTTATTAATTACATTACCCAGAACAGGTTCAACATCGTCATTAAAAAACATATCCGAAGAACAAAAATTAAATCCAATAAGCGAACCATTCAATAATATCAATGGTAATTTAGAAAAATACAAAGATTATAATTGGGAAAGTACAAACGATATATGTGTTAAAACACATATAAATCACAAAGACATACCATTTTATTTAGAGTTTATTAAATTTTTTGATGAAGTGATTTTATTATCCAGAAAAGATTTAAATGCATGTGCAGAAAGTTTATCTTATGCAAATCATTACCAAAATTTTACGGAAAAATATAAATGGATTAAGACACCCAATCTTAATGAAAATATTAAATTAGTAAAACAATTTAATGAAGAATTAGAAAAACTATCCAAATTAACCAATATTAAAATTTCATATTATGAGGACTTGTTTGATTCAGAATCGGAAGGTAAATTAAGAAAAAATGATATTAAAAGAGAAAATCTTATTTAGTAAGGAGGAGTGTGAATCTATTGTGTCATATAACAACACTCATATTACAAATTGGATGATGGGTGATAGAAAATATAATTCACAACCAATAGATTATTCATTAGAAACTATTTGGTTATTTGATAAATTAAAAACATTTTTTGAAATAGAAATGAATATTAGAATTATAACAATGAAAAACCAAATACATTTTCATAGATTTGAAATGGGTAATTGGTTTGATAAGCATAATGATGATAGAAATAATAGATTATATGCAGTTGGTGTTTTATTAAACGATGATTTTGAAGGTGGAGATTTTAAATTATACAACCCAAATGAATATACATTAAATAAACAAATTGGAAACACATACATATTTGATGTAAAAATAGACCACGAAATAACACCAATTTTAAAAGGCGAAAGGTATTCTTTATTATGGTTTTTAGAAAATAAAAATATAAAAATAAAAACTAATAAATTAATATAAAGTATTAATAATCAATCAATTATAACAAAACCCTTAAAATAGTTGGTAAAGTCCTAATAATTTCGTATCTTTAAGTATAAACATTAAACTCTAAGATATGAAAATTTTATCCTTAATTGGCATAGTTTTACTATGTTCGTGTAATAAAGATATTGTTACACCTATTCCACCGAAACACACAATTACATTTACAATTGATTCGGCATTAAGTTCAAATGGTAAACAATCCTTACCAAAAGATAATAATGGATTTTATCATTTAACATTATCAAATGTAACCAATCAAACACTAAGCAGAATTACTGGTAAATTTTTAGTAGATGGTAAACCCAATGCAATACCCTCACCTGTTAATGGTAGGATAGAATGGAGTAGTTCTCACTATTGGATATTAAAAGCCGGTGACACGATTGGTAGAGTGGTTAAAACGTATTTTAATCCATATACAGGTCAATTACAAATATCACAACTACCTTCTTTAGTTTCACAACAAGACCAAATAATTCCTATTGTAAATAGTACATCACAATTAGGATATTTTTCAGGTGAAGTAAATACTATGGGTGCACCAATATATAAAATGAAAGGTGATACAATTACAATTATAGGTAAAGCAATTTATACATTAGAAATACCAAATTCAAAATTATTTTCAGATACTAAAATAGATTCAATACAAAAATCTATTAGAATAATTTGTGATTAGGAAAAAAAGTTGTATATTTGAGTTATGATAACAATGCCGCAAACACCGATTACCGACCATTCGTTTAAAAAGTGGGGAGCAATAAAGATAGAAGAAAACGATGAGGATTCAGAATATTATTATTGGATATTACCTTTACCATTAGATGATTATGATATGCATGATAGACCTACATTGATATCGATAGCAAGTGATGAGTGGAAAAATATGGATTTAAATGAGGGTGAATATTTGGTAACCCTATTTGATAACTTACCAATGTTAGAAACCGAAGAAGAAATTGAACTTTTATATAAAATCTTAACAAAAGAAAATTTAACAAAATGAAAAAAACAGAAGCAGAATTAAAGCAGAACTATGATAAGTTTCTAGCTATCGTTAACAAATATTTTACAGGCGAAAGATTAGAAAAACTTTTGTTTATGTATTCGGATGATGAATTAGGTGGAAACTTAATGGTATCACCTGCGAGTGGTAATAAAAACTATCACAATGCATATGAGGGTGGATATATTGACCATATATTTAATGTTTGTAAGAACGCATTAAAAATGAAAAAAACATTTGAAGAAGCGGGTGGTGTATGTGATTTCACCGAAGAAGAATTACTATTTGTTGCAATACATCATGATTTGGGTAAATTGGGTACTAAAGAAGAACTACATTATGCACCAAATGATTCTAAATGGCATATTGAAAATAGAGGTGAGTTATATAAAAGAAATGAAAAAAACTCTTTTATGGCAATAACTGATAGAACATTATTTACATTATCCAAATATGGTATTGTAATTAATGAGAACGAATATTTTGGTATAAAACTTACGGATGGCTTATACGACGAAGATAATGAAAAGTATTATAAAGTATATGATACATCAAAATATCTTAAATCAAATATTCAATACATTATGCATTGGGCAGACCATATGAGTACGGTAATTGAAAGACAGTCGGTAAAAGATGACAAATTTTCATTTAATGTTGGTAAATTCTAACAAATTGTCAGACCATATCAAATGGTATGGTATTTGAACTATATAGAATATTATTAACAAAAAAAAATTAAATTATGATTATTAATCAATTTGACAGATTATTAAACGATTGGTTTGCAGATGATGCATACCAAAACTGGACAGAGGGCAGAAAAACAAGAACAGCAACTTCAAATCACAAACAAGTAGTAGTTGATATAAACGAAGATATCTTACGAATTGGATTAGCAGTTCCTGGCCAAACAAAAGAAACATTAGAAATTACAATTGAGCAAAACTTTATTAAAGTAAAATCAATAGAAAAAGAAACCGATGATAAAATTTGGAATGCAATTGCACTTCCGGTTGATGAATTGTTGAACATTGGAACTAATTGGGACCTTAGTGCTACATTAGCAACGGTAAAAGATGGTATATTACATATCTCTTTACCTAAGATAGAAGAAAAGAAACCAAAAAAAGTATCCATTAAAGTTGGATAGTTCAGTTATATTTCGTATATTTGAGGGTAGTCACAAAAAGACTACCTTTTTTTATTTACAAATATTTATAAAAAACAAAGTATATGAGATACAAAGAACAAATCAGAAAAAGTTTAGAAGCAATTGAAATTAGAACAAACTTCTTAAAACAAGCAGCAGAAGGTAGTAAACAAATCACAAACGTAGATGCAGTAAAAA